GAAGTCGAGAGACTGGCTACACAGGTTAGACAGGATAAATCCTCTGTGGAGCAAGCTGTACAGAGGGTTGGAAACACAGCACAGCAAGCGGAGCAGTCTATAAATACAGCTAAAACAAAAGCAGTAGAAGCTGTAAATGCTACCAAGACCGATGCGGTTAAAGCAGTGCAAACGGAGGGTACAAAGCAAACTGAAGCGGTACAGGCCAAAGGGCAAGAGGTAATAAACTCCATTCCGAGCGATTTTACCACGCAGATGCAGTCTAAAATCGACAAGCAGCAGGGCGCTGAAAACGCCGGAAAATCTTTGGTAATTGGAGATGACGGGAATGTCGTACCGGGAGAACCTACGCAACAAATTGAGGTAGATAAAACTCTCACCCAAGAGGGACAAGCAGCGGATGCAAAAGCTACTGGAGATAAAATATTGCAGTATGCAATTAAGAACACCGCATCTGGTGAGGGTATTTTAAGGATCACTGATAGTGCTGAAGAAAAGCCGTTGGATTTTGCTATGCAAGGAAAGACAGAACAGGCAAGTACGGAGGGGAAGAATCTGTTTGACGCAAACGGAATAGATGCAACACGGCATATTCTGGGAGATTTGAGCGGTTTTTCTGACATTGATGTCGGCTCGTACAACCTAAGTAATCTCATACCTGTAAAAGAGGGAGAAAATATTGTAAAAAGTGGAACGACAGGAAGTTCGGTTGTTGGGTTTTTAGGAGAGGATAAAAGTTTTTTGAAAGGCGTGTCTATTACAGATGGAAAGCCTGTTGCAGTTCCAGCAGGAGCATTTTACTTTTGCTGCAATATTGCTGTAGCAAATCTGAAAAATAAAATCCAAATCGAAAAAGGCAATACAGCAACACCATACGAACCATACACAGGCGCCAAACCTTCACCAAGCCCAGCATATCCACAGGAGATTGTGAGTGCTGCGGAAAATGGAAAAATTGAAGTGCAAGTAAATGGTAAGAATTTACTGGAAGGATTAGAATTTGGAAGTATTGATAATCAAGGAAATATTATCCAAAGCACTACAGCTTATATAAATATAAACAAATTTATCGAAGTTAAAGAAGGTAAGCATGTAATTAATTCAAGAGACGAAAAAAGATTTTTATGTGCAATATTTTTATACGATAAAGACAAACAATTTATCAGACTAGACCAAAGTGGTGATTGTGTAGTAAGAAAAGGCGAAAAGTATATTAATATAACATCTGCTAAATCACTGGTTGATGGCGTAGACAAGACTCAGATCGAGTTAACGGATAGGAGTATAAATCCGACAGCTTACGAACCATACAAAGGGTTGCAAAAAGTACAATTTCAATTAGACCGCCCTCTTACCAAATGGGACAGACTAGAAAAAAGAGAAGGTGTATGGGGAATTGCAAGACAAAGTGTACGAGAAGAACTTACACAGTATAATTTCGACACATATATATTACCGTCTGGAAGTTACCCTACAGGTGTATATTGCTATGCGACAAAGAAATCTAATGCGGTATTAGAAAATCAGTCTTCATTTTGCACGCATTTTAAAAATTCGAATTACGCATATTCAATAACGAACGCCAAAGTTGGTATATACTCAGACCACGGCAAGGTACAATACAAGTATTTTGTTTCTGACAAACCAACCGTAGATGAATTTAAAGCGTGGCTTGTACAACAGAAAGAAGCTGGAACACCTGTGGAGCTGGTATATAAGACAGCAGAAGAAACATGGGAACCACTTCCGGAAGAGATGCAATCTGTGTTAAATGCCTTGCATACGAATTATCCTACAACAATAATAAGCAATTCCGAAGACACAGAAATGCAGCTTACCTACGTTGCCGATACGAAAAACTACACAGACAGAAAAATTGAGGAGGCTGTAACGGCACAGGTGCAGAACCTTGCAAATCTGCTATCTTTAATGCCACTCTCTACCCAAGCGGCAATGATAGAAGCAGACACTAACAATATTTTAGACATGGAGGTACAAAAATGAATAGTACAGTAATTGTAAAACTTATGACAAATTTAATCGGAAAGAAATTCTATGACACAAAAGACGAAGCAATCGCAAAGCTGGACGTCTACTTTGCGATGAATCGCATCTCAGAGGAAGAATACGCAACACTTACATTGCTGGCAGAAGAAGCCTACGCAGAACAGAAAGACGAGGTAGCATAATGGGATATGTATTTGCATTTGTAGCAGGGACGCTATTTGGCGTGGTGGTAATGTGCCTAGTGCAGATCAATAAGGAAAGGTAGAGGTGACAAACATGGAAATCAGAGCGAGACCGTAAGGGTCTTATTTTTATGGCATAAAATAGTAAAGGAGAAGAAGAATTGGGAATCGTAGCAAATATTGCGATCGCAGTAATTACACCTCTTTTGGGATATATTGTATGGCTGTTAAAAAATCAGAAAAAGGACAGAGATGCGAATAGCCAAGGAACGATGATGCTATTGCGGGTGCAACTTATCGAATACCATGACAAGTACATGAAATTGGGGGAAATCCCGTCATACGCTTACGAGAACTTCTGTGAAATGTACAATGCGTATCATGCTCTTGGTGGGAATGGAATGGTAACAAAAATGAAACAGGAAATCGAAGAATTACATTTAAAAAAGAAAGGTTGATGAATATGTTTAAAAATAGCGTATTAAAAACAAGTGTAGACACAAAGAGATGGTTAAAGGCTGCCGGAATTCGTGCTGTTAAGACAATGGCACAGGCTGGCATTGCCGGAATCGGTGCAGCAGCTGCAATGGGACAAGTAGACTGGAAATATGTATGCTCGGCAGCTGTGCTTGCAGGAGTAGTTAGTGTACTTACATCGGTAGCAGGTATCCCGGAGGTAGAGGGCGAATAATCGCTCTCGCACATACATTATAAAGAAAAGGAGATTTTATTATGGCAGTAAATGTAAGACAATTATTAGTATCAGGAAGTAAATACAATATCAAATGCCCGTACCAAATTGCTGCGGACAGCATTACAGTGCATAACACTGCAAACGATGCCACCGCCGAGAACGAAGTGAAGTACATGATTAGTAATAACAATCAGGTAAGCTTCCATGTTGCAGTAGATGACAAAGAAGCAGTACAGGGTATTCCGCTCGATCGGAACGCATGGCACGCCGGAGACGGAAACGGAAGAGGAAACAGAAACTCAATTGCAGTAGAAATCTGTTATAGTAAATCCGGCGGAGACCGCTTTGTGAAAGCAGAGAGAAACGCAGCCGAATTAATTGCAGGAATGCTCAAAGAGCGTGGATGGGGAATTGATAGAGTAAAGAAACATCAAGACTGGAGTGGAAAATATTGTCCACACAGAACACTTGATATGGGATGGCAGAGATTTCTTGATATGGTGGCATCTTTTATGAATGGAGCAGAACCACCAGCATACACAGAGGAGCCATCAAAACCAGCTCTGCAAATTGACGTAGAGTATGCAGTTATGATTGAGGGGGGAAGAACGCTTCCGTTTGTAAAAAACATGGAAGATTATGCTGGGTTGCCAGGCAAGAAAATCGTAGGGATTGCGATGAGGGTGAACAATGGGGCATCCATTAAATACAGAATTACGACTGTAAACGGAAAGACATATCCATTTGTAACAGGATGTAATTGGTCTGATGGAGTTAATGGATATGCTGGCGATGGTAGAAATGCTATTGCTAAGATTGAATGTTATTTGTATTCACCAAATTCTGACAAATATATCTTTTACAAAGTTGCTCCTGTCGGAAGAGGATATTACCCACCTCAGAGAGACATGGACAAAGGAAATGGAATGGATGGATATGCAGGTGTTTCAGGAACAGCAATCGACAAATTCCAAGCGTGGATTGAGTAA